AGATACGTGCAGCCCCGAAACCCTATGATTTCATAAGGTTACAGCGCGAAGGGGTGGGGGGTTTTGCATTTCGGGTTCAAAAAGTCCGACCCTTTATTGTTGTTATTATTGTTCTTTTTTCTCGGGCCTCGTCCTTTGGACCCTTTACACCAATCCCAATGCCCCCTACCCTTGGACCCTCCTTAGCCCCTCCTTTGGCCCCCTCTGAGACCCTCTAATCCGCCCTCTGAGGCCCCATCTCGCTATCTAGTGGAGTAACTACATGACCGACCCAATGAACGGCCTAGAGGCCCTCCTGTGGAAGCACCTGGGGCAGGCCCCTGACGATTACTCCCCCGAGGCCGCTAGGGTGAACTTCTTGGTCGAGATCATGAGGGGCTACGGGGATGGCGACTATAATAGGTCAGAGGTGCTGACCATTTTTAGACGATATGGTGTTCCGGGCTTTGACCCCCTCCTTTGGATTGAGTCCAAGGTAGCCGAGGGGGTGTTCGCCCCGGATGACGAAGAAGATTAACTCCGGGGACTCATAACGAGGACCCGTCACGCCCTGCACAAGGAGTACATGATGGGTCTAGAGACCACGGTAAACTTTATCTCCGATCTTAATCCGCTTAACCCCGCTGATGGGGACTTGGCGAAGGATGGTGATAACCACATTCGATTGATTAAAGCGGCGATAAAGCAGACGTTCCCGAACATCACGGGCGCTGTGATGGCTACCCAAGGTGATCTTAACACTAGATTGGTCCCATCTGGGGTAATCCTGATGTGGTCTGGTAGTATTGCCTCTATTCCGTCTGGTTGGCTACTTTGCAACGGAACTAACGGCACCCCTAATCTTATAGATAGGTTTGTAGTTGGGGCGGGTTCAACCTATGCTGTAGGTGCTACGGGGGGTTCCAACACGGTTGCGCTGGTTTTGGCCAATCTTCCAACACACTCACACACATTCAGTGGAACAACTAGTGGTCAGTCTGCTGATCACAGCCATACAGGATTCACAGGAGTTGCTGGGGAACACTCCCATATAGGAGGTGTTACCACCGCTGGGATATATTCTCAAGTTGGTAATTCTGCTCAGAACATCCATCCAGTCATTAACTCCACAGCCCTTGCGGGCAATCACCAACATACTGTTCAAACTTACGGATCGTCCAACGACCACACCCACAGCTTTAGTGGAACTACTTCTTCTGTCGGCTCAGGTACAGCCCATGAGAACCGCCCGCCATACTTCTCTCTAGCTTACATCATGAAAGCATAATCCACATGCCCGTCATCCCGATCCGTGGGGTCGGGGAGATTGGCATAATTGCTGACCTCCTACCCTATGACGTACCATTCAATGCTTGGAACTCTGGACGTAACATCCGATTCAAGAACAAGACTATCTCTAGGGCTTCTGTCTTTAGGAAGCTTAACACCCCGTTCACATTCACTGGTGATCCTGCAATAATCGCGGACGCGGCCAAGTCTGGGTCTCAGGGTGTACTCGTTTCGGTGCAATCCGATGGGGTATTTAGGCAGCTATTCAATGGGGTGCATAGTGTAGTATCCCCAACTGTACCCTGGTCAGCTACATTGGAACGCATTGTGGCTACCCGTCTGGGTGGGGTCACATACTTCTCTAACCCAGACAACCGTCCAGTGTACCGGACTGACCCCGCTGTAGGAGCTTTTGCGTATCTCCCAGGCTGGGCTACCAATGATCGGTGTGCCTCTCTTAGGTCCTATAAGGACTTCCTTGTGGCGCTCAATGTTACCAAGGGGTCAGTCAACTTTGAGAACATGATTAAGTGGTCAGACGCCGCCCAGGCTAACTCCCCACCAGCGAATTGGGATACAGCATCTCCGTCTTCTCTGGCCGGAGAGACTGTATTGAATGATGCCCGTGGAAAGCTTGTTGATGGTGTGGCCCTCGGCAACGCCATGATTCTCTATGGAACCAAGGAGACCTACCGAATGGTCTTCATTGGGGCACCATTTGTCTTCGCTTTTGAAAAGGCGTTTGATGACCTTGGGGTGTTATCTGTTGATTGCGTAGTAGAGGTGGACGGTAAGCATTACGTCTTTGGGAATGACGCCATATATGTGCATGACGGTATGACCAAGGTAGCAATCTCTGACAACCGAGTTACTGAGCGTATCTACAGCAGACTCGATGCGTCAAAGGCCAATAGGTGCTTTGCATTTGTCAACAAAGTGAAGTCCGAAGTTGTGTTCTGTTATCCGTCCGTTGGAGACGATTGTGCTTGGAGACTAAGTGAAGTAACTGGGTGCAATGAAGCCGTAGTCTACAACTACGCAGACAACACTTGGTCCTTCTTGGACATGCCTAGTGTTGTGTCCTCTGGCATCGCTGCGATACCTGTTGTGACCACCTGGGCTGACCTTGCCACTTGGGACACTTTGTCCTCATCTTGGAGGGCATTCGAGGGGTCCGCCCCAGACCTTATGGTCTTGGTGTCAACAGGCAACGCAACCCGTGGTGTTAGTCGAGCAATCTACTTTTATGATGACCTCTTTGGGGGACTCCTTTCTAATCCTGTAGAAACTGCTCTTCTTTGGTCTGCCTATGTAGAGTCATCTGTAAAAGACAGTGATGAATTATCTGCGACACTGTCTTCAAGAAAGCTGGTCCGATCCATTGCTCCCCAGGTCATGTCTAAATCGGCAGACGGCCACATCCTTGTTTCGTTAGGATCAGCTAAGAACCCAAACACAGATGTCCTTTGGACCGGTCCAAGGCAGTTCATGCTTCGGGATGACTACAAGTGTGACTTCAGGGTCAACGGTAGATACCTTCTACTTAAGTTTGAAATACCTTCGTCAGTCGATGCTGAAATCAGTGGATACGACATCGACCTTGATGTCATCTCCGAGAGGTAGAAATGCCATTCACTCCTACCATAATTCCAAGAACCTATGCCTATAGACAGACTCCAACTCTAGAAGGTTCCGACCGTCTATTCTTTGATCGTGAAATCAGAAACCTTGGTGAGCGAGTCAATGAACTAGCTGAAGCTGTCAAAGAGATTCAGCAATACATCATAGCCAACCCATGATTCTAACTCAGCGGGAGGAATACACCCTTTCCGCTGAGTTTTTATGGTTCGGGGTGGTTCTGCATAATGAAATACACGTCAGGTACACAAAGACCGTCAAGAAGCAGTTGGTTCAAGATTTGAGACTCATAGCCGAGTCTATATCTTCTCCGATCTTTGTCTTCCAGACTATGGCCCATGATCCCCTTAAGATGAAGTTCATTGAGAGCCTGGGGTGTTTCTCCTTTGATCACTACCGGACTACCGGAGAAGGGGAGTGGGCAAAAATGTACATCCTCCGTCCCCTAGAAGTCCAATCAGGCTTCTTTAGATCAGTCCAAAGGAGTTCCTGTGGGAAAGCTCTTCAAATCAAAAACACAAACTACTCAACAGCCTTTTGAAAGTAACCCTTGGAAACCTCAGCAGCCATTCCTTGAGAAAGGGTTTGGCGCTGGTGGTGCAGCACTTGACAAGGCCCTAGCCGCCAACGGGTCCATTTCCGATTTTACCGCCGACATGACCCCAAGACAGATTGCTGCTCTGAGGTCCGGTGGTGCATTCTCAATGAATGCTGGAAATAGCGGCCGAAACCTGATGAGTTTGGGCATGGGCGCTGCTGGGTCTCTCTCAGACTATACAACCAATTCAGCCAATCTTGTTCGAGACGCTGGTGCAGATCGTACAGGCACAATCCTTAACAACGCCAGCAGGTTTGCGGACAATCCGGCCCTTCAGGGTCAAATCGACGCAGCCCTTGGAGATGTACGTAAAGCCTTCGACCGAAACGTAGGTGACATCAACTCTGGGGCCTCTGCTACAGGCAACATCAACTCAACCCGTGCTGGTACTCTTGAAGCCTACGCCCAAGACGACGCAATGGATCGCGCTGCGGCTATCTCCTCTGGTATGCGTGGTGATGCTTGGAACCGTGGTGTTGAACTCGCCTCTGGAAACCTCAGTGATCAGTTCTCGCAGGCTCTGGGGGCTAATAGTCAACTTGGTCAGGCCACTGGTATGGGTATTGATACAGTCGGTGCCGGGTACAACCTTGGGGCTGGTGCCTTTGGTGACGCCTATGGAATGTATTCTGAGTTCCAAAAGCAGGCTCAGGCCGAGATTGACGGCCGTCGTGCGAAAGGCATGTCTGACCTAGACATTGTGAACCAGTACATGGCGACCGTTGGTGGCAACTTTGGTTCTCAAGGGTTCCAGACTTCAGTTCAACAGAAGCCATCTGTGTTCCAGCAACTGGTGGGTGGGACTAGTTCACTCTTGGGTGCTTGGGGTGGGCTAAAGCGTGGCTGATCCTAGAGACCGCGACATCCTCATTAGGACTATTCTCGGGGAGGCCGCTGGCGAGGACGCCTACGGTCAAGCCGCAGTTGGTCATGTAATCCTTAATCGTACCAGAGACCCCCGCTGGGGTGGGTCAATTTCTGACGTAGCCTTGGCCCCTAAACAGTTCTCAGCTTGGAACAAAGGGGCTGGTGGTAACAACCCGGATAAATGGGACCCCAACTCAGAAGCCTACAAGAGGACATCAAGAGTTGTTGATGCCCTTCTGGCTGGTCAGGTTGAGGACATGACTGGGGGTGCTACTCACTACTACTCGCCCGCTGGGATGGACCTCTTAGTCAATCAGGGACACCAAAGTAACACAATCCCGAAGTGGCTTCAGGAAGAGAACGACCGTAGAGGCGGTCAAACCTACCAACACGGCGGTCACATATTCACAGGCAAAGCAGATGTGCCTGCATTATCTGTAAGCACAAAAGGGGGAGTCCCAGCTTTGCAAGAAATTACTATGACTACCCTAGATGGTAAACCAACCAAAGGCATGATGCGTGACGCTTGGTTCAACCCATCAACAGGTCAGTGGCAGGAAGGTGGGCGACCTAACATAGCTGCCCCAGTACCAGCAACGCCTGAGAACGGGTTTCATCCTGATTGGTACTTCCCAGCCGGTTCCGCAGGCGGGGGTGGTGGTCAACAGACCCAGCTATCCCCCCAAGGTGGTCCAATGCTGTCTGAAGACCCTGCTCAAGGCCCAGCGCCAAAGTTTGGTCAAAAGGGGTGGCTTACGCCTAACCGCAGCGAAATGCTTCTTGCCATCGGGTCTGGACTTCTATCGGGAGGGGATTGGTCGTCCGGTCTTGGAATGGCTGCTCAGAACCTCCAAGGAACCATCCAAGGTCAGAGAGAACAGGAAGCTCTTCTTAATGAACGGACTTTGGATCGTGAAGCTTCACTGCAAGGGTCTTCTGCTGCTCAAATGAAGAAGATACCTTTGGGTCAGGTACAACTGCCCGATGGTTCGATCAGGATCGATCTTCTTCAGGACGCCGTTACTGGTGTAATCACTGATTCCAAAGGTAATGTGGTTGATGTCAGTGGTGCGGAACGCCGCAACAATGCGGACGTGTTTGGTTCCCGTGGTCAGATGACCCCCAAGCAAGCTCAGGAAGAGCAAAGCTGGTTGACTAACACTGGATCGGCATTG